GATGTGAAAAACGTTTCGGGTGTGGGGGTTCTTTTTTCTGATAGTGTAGGCACCAAGTACGGGACTTCTTTATATGAACTTCAGCAGATAAAGTCCTCTAGGATGGGGTACAGTACAGACAGACCACCCCGGCCAACAACAGGCCCCGTGTCTAATTTTTATGAAGACACTTGGGACGAGGAGAAAACCCTTGTTATTTTACAAGACCAACCATATCCCAGTTTTGTTAATGCTATCAATGTAACGATGGAGGTGGGTGGTAAATGAGAGTAGAGCCTTTTAAGAAATTAGATTTTTACCATATTGAGTTAGACGCTAGGTGTGGTGTTTTTGATTGGGTTGAAGAAGGGAGTCAGGTAGCTTTGTTGTTTGAGGGGATGGAGAGAACCCAGACGTATTGGTCAGTTTGGGAAGGAGATAAGGTTGTTCTTGTTTATGGTTTAGTAGAATTGTGGCCGGGGGTTGCGGATGTTTCTATTTTTTACAGTGATGATTTTTCTAAATATTATTGGTCATTATGTAAACACCTTAAATATAGTTTGTCTTGTGCTAAAATGTTTTATGAACGTATACAGATGACTTGTCTTAAAGACCCAAGGTTTCTTAAATTTGGTTTGTTTTTTGGTTTTGAGGTTGAGGGAGTTTTACGTAAATTTGGGAAGAGGGGGGAAGACTATTATATGTTGTCATGGGTAAAGGAGGAGTAAATGGCACAAGCAATACCTTTTATTTTAGCTGGGGCTGCTGTGGGTTCTAAAATTTATGGAGGTGTTCAGGCTAAAAAGACGGCTGAACAACAGGCTCAGTTAAATGAAGCCCAGGCGCGTTTGGTTGCTTCTGAGGCAACTACGGAAGCTAATCGTAAGGCAGAAGAGCAACGAAAGTTTGTGGCTCAGCAGAAAATGGCTTTTCTTGCGAGTGGTGTAGGGTTGGCAGGGTCACCGGCTTTGGTTTTAGAGGATTCTTTTCAACAGTTTCAGCAAGAGATAAACGCGATAAGACGGTCGGGGGCGGCTAGAGCGGAGTTTCTTAATAAAGAGGCGGATATAAGCAGGTCGACAGGTAGGGCGTCTTTAATTTCAGGGGTTTTAGATGGGATTACTTCGGGGGCTGGGGTTTATGGGGTGTTTAAATAGACAAGGGGTTATTAATGGTTAACATACCTACATATTTTAGGGGGCAGTTGGCTTCCGAGCAGACAGGGGTGAATACTCCCGATAAGAGTGGGCAGATTATTGCTAACGCAGCAGGTAGTTTTTTTCAGGCTTCAGCTCAATTAGTGGCTGAACGTAAGCAGGTTTTAGATAAGGTTGAGATCAGCAACGCTTTAACTAAAGTTCAGACAGATTATATCAGACAGAGTAAAGCAATCAAAGAAAACCCTGATATTTCTCCGGAGGAAATGGAGTTTCAACTTAATGGTTTAGTTTCTTCCTTGAAAGAGTCAACTTTGAGTGGGGCTTCAGGTAGTTCTTTAAAAGAGAACATGGGCAGAGTGTTAGGTTTAGAGGAGAATAAGGCGAAAATTACTCATGCTTTATTACGTATTGAGAAGGAGAATTTAAAGGCTCAGAATGATTTATTTACTGCGGTTGAGGACTTAGCACAAGTTGCGGGGGAGACCACCAATTTGGCTGATTATAAGAAGATAATAGCATCTATAGAGGAGAAGAAAGGTGATATATTACCTTTAGTTGGGTTTGATTTAGAGAAGGCAGATGTTTTTATGAAAAATGCAAAAGCTCAAGCAACTACTCGCTATGCTTATAATTTAGTAGAGCGGGGCGAGGCAGTTACTGCGTGGGGTTATGTAGAGGGAGGGATGTTTGAGGGTTCGGGTTTAGAGGGGAAAGCTAAGTTGGACTTTAGTAACAATCTTAGGAACGCTCTTAAAGGAGAACAAACTAGGAACAATTTAAAGACGGCAGTGAATGTAGTGGATGAGTTTGGTGTAATGGTGGACAAGATGAATTTAGAAGGGGTTTCTTTGGTGGACCTTCAGGAAAGGGAACTGAACATAGCTTATGGGTTAAATGCAGGAGGATTGACGCCTTTTCAGGAGGCTGTTAAGAAAACCGAATTGAAGGTTATAGGGGCTTTTATTGATCGGGAGGTTACAGCAACAGCCGTAACTGCGGTTGATGGCGATGCTAAAGAAGATCTTTATGCACGATTGGGGGCGCTAACGACTAAGACAGAGGAAGGTAAGAAGGATTGGGTTTTAGAACAGATGTTTGAGTTGATGAATGACGCCGCGGAAGCTTATGGTGCGGATAATGGTATTTCTGCTAAGACTTATCGTAAGATAGTAGGGAGGATAAGTAGGGAAATTATGACAGAGTTTGAGTTAGGAGATACACTGGGGAAGGGTTTTGGGGGGTCTGTTAAAGGTACGGCCGTTAAAAAAGAAGGTCGTAAGGTTTTTCAGGAGTTATATAGAGCGATGGAAAAAGAGGCGGGTTTTTCTAACACTTGGGTGGCAAACACCTATGACGCTTATTTGGATATAAAGGACCGGTATGGTGATGAGATACCTAATGAAGCTATGAAGGCTGTTCAGGCGGAAGCGTTGCGTAAAGGATGGTTAAAAACACACGGTTATGATGAGTTGCTTGAAGTGGGGGATTCTATAGACACCCCTTTAGGGCCTCAAGTTATATCAAGTTTTACTGGGGGGAAACCTAATGTAACAACTAAAGAGTTAAATTTTGATGATATGCAAATGATAGGACAATAATGACGGTAGACCCAAACAAAGATAAAATATCCCAGCTTGAAGCAGGTGAGGTGAACAAATACTCTCAGCAGAGAGTTTTTGATAACAAACTTCTTGGTAGGGCTATGGATGCTGTATGGGATTTTGGTAAGCAAGTATCTACTATTATTTCTGTTCGTCCGGGAGATACAGGGTTTAAAATGATGACAGAGGCTTCCGAAAGGACTAAAGGATTATTAGGGGCTGTAGCTGTGGACGCCCCTGCAGGTTTCGCTTCTGGTTTGGGTAATATGGCTATGAACGCAGAGATTAGTGCTCTTGTGTTATCGGGGGACATCATAGATATTTTTACAGGTCCTAAAGGAATGACTAATTTAATCAGTTTTGCAGTGTCGGCGGAACTTCCTTCTTTAGGAGGGGTGCAAAAGTTTTATAAAGACGCCAAAAAACCACTAGTGTCCGAGTACGAACCGGTTGCAGGGGAGCATTTGACGAATCTTTCTAAGTTTTTAAGGGCTACAGGTTTCGCTATGAAAGCCAAACAGAAGTATCATAACAACAAACTTAGAGCGTCAACAGAGGTTCCTTTTTTATTTGACGTAGGTAATGCGTTTGCTTCAACAACACCCTCCGTTTTAGCCTCTATTATGGGGAGTCCTGTGGCTGCTGGGGGTTTAATGACAGGGCAAATTTTTACTTCCGAGTTCAGCGATCTTAGAGCGGAGGGTGTTGAGTTAGCTCCTTCTTTGGTGAAAGCTGGGACCCAGGCAGCGGGGGAGGGGTATCTTGAGCAGAAACTTTTTGGTAGTTTGCATCATTTATCTAAGAACGCTATTTTGAACGGGATTATCTTCGGTGGGAAGGAAGCGGCCACGGAGTTTTTACAGGAAGGTTGGGGTGAACTTTTAGATAAGACCCTTGCAGGAAGCGATAAGACAGTGGGTGAGTCTTTACGTAACATGGCGTATTCAGGGCTATTGGGTTTTGTTTCGGGAGGGGTGACAGGAGCTACTACTGTTCATTGGGCGCGTAAACAAATCATGGCTACTTTACGAGAGGCTGGTGTACCGGACCGCGGGGTTGAAGCTATGGCTGATAAAGTGCTTAACTCAGGGATAGCTGGCGGTGCGGCTATGCTAAACCATCTTATGGGGGTAGATGAACAGACTCTGAAAGAGATAGATCAACTTCACGAAGGCGGTAACACTGTGAGTATTCAGCAGGTTTTAGATAAGCTTCAGAAGAGTTTTGATGGTCAGCAGGAGAAGGCTGCTTATGACGTTAATCAAGACGTGCTTGATGTTTTGGACAAGGAGGTAGGAATCACTCCTGAGGAAGAGGTTCAGTTTACTGAAGAAGAGGCAAAGGTATTTGATCTTTTAGTTAAGGGTCGAGAGCGGGATTTATCAACCCAAGAAAACCAGTTAATGAAAGATATTAAGGTTGCTGAGGATAATCTCGCGAACGCTGAGAGGGAAGGCAAACCTACCGTAGCGCTGAAAAAGAGTTTGTTTTCTTTGAACAAGCAGTTTGATTCTCTTCAGGCTCAGTTTAGTGATGTTTATGATGTCACACAGCAGGAGTTAGAGGGGGAAGAGGTTAAGTTAAAGGGTCGTGATATCACTAAACTTCAGAGAGACACCCGTAAACGCGCGGAGATAGACGAACGTAAGAAGTTACGTGAGAAGTATCGAGCGGAGAAGAGAGACGATATACAAGCCCGTAAGGATATCACCACCCATATTCGTAAATTTTTACCAAAGTCTTTGCGTGAGAAGGCTCTTACAACTTTGCGTGATGTAAAGGCATCTAATATAGACGATGCGTTCGCTAGGATTGATGAAATCCGCGCGGTTCATTTGAGTGAGTTATTGCGGGATGAAATACAAAGTAGATTGGCTAAAATAACTCCAGTTGTAGAAGGGGGGAAAATTAAAAGTGGCTTTGTTTCTTTAGGGCTTCAGCAGGTTGGGGATGCGGTTATTAATATATCTAAACTTTCATCCGATCAGGTTTCGGATAGGAAGGTTTCTAACATAGAAAAGATACAGGAACTTTTAGATAGAAAGGTGGACAGGGTAGATATAGCAGGACAGTTGGTTAATCTTCAGTTTGAAAATGATTTACTTTCTAAGTATGGATCTTTAGAATCCCGCAGTGTTGAAGAGTTAGAGGTTATGTTGGGGGATGTTAAGAAGTTAATTAAGAGTTTGGTGTTGACTAATAAATTATTTAAGCAGGTTCAACAAGAGGCTTTAGATGCTAAAAAGAGTAGATTGATTAGTGAGATAGACAGAACAGGAGGAATTCCGGCTAATAGAGTGTCAAAGTTTTTAGAAGGGGTTAAGAATTTAGTCATAACACCTATGGGTAACTTAGGTATGCTTTTAAATATGATGGACCAAACGAAAGGCCCTTCTCTTTTGCAGGGTTCTATTGAACGTTTCGATCAAGCAGAGCGGGTTAAACAGGCTTTTCAAGCCCGTACAATGGATTTATATAAAGACCTCGTGAAAAAAACATATGATTTAAAGACTGATCTTGACGTAGATGAGAAGATTCGGGATATGAGGTCTATTAAAAAAACGATCAAATTCCAAGACAATAGGTTAAATGATCAGGAGCTTACTCTTTCCAAAGGACAGGTTGTTTATTTGTTAGCAATCGCTAATTCCGGCGACCCTATGGCTTTAGAAGCCTTAACAGGTGATAATGCCAGATTAGCGGCGGATAGGAAAATCAAGGAAATGGACATTGATCCCGACTCTCAGGAAGCTCGTGATGTTTACGCTAAAATAAAAGGTAATGCGATCCCTCAGGTGGTTTTGGATAGCATTGTTAATGATAATTCTTTTTTTACAGAAGAGGATAAGGTTTTTGCAGAGAACCTTTATGACGTGTATGAATCAATGTACCCGTATATCAACAAGGTTTATAAAAGTATTTATTTTGTAGATTTACCACGAGTACAGGGGCGTTACATTCCTTTTATCCGTGACGTTGGTGATATGAGTGATATCGAAGATATGTATTCAGCTAATGACGATTTAATGTCAAGGATATATAGCACGCCAGGGAGTGTTAAGATGCGTAGAAAAGGGGCGTCTTCTGCTTTCCAGTTTAAAGATGATGTTGAGGTATTGTTGGATTTCACTAACGATATGTCCGCTTTCGTGTCTTACAATCCTGTAATAAGAGAAATAATGCCTCTTTTACGGGATAAGGATGTGAGACAGACAATAAACAAAGTCACTGGTGGTCTTCAAGAGACTACTCCAACTGGGGTGTCTTACAGGACTAGTGACTACTATAAGGCTATTTTAAACCGAGTTGAACTACTGGGGTCTAATGGTAGGAGTCAAATGCAGTTGAGTGAATCTTTACATTGGGTGAATCAGAAGTTGAATGTGGCAATGGTTGGAGGTAAAGCGACTAATGTGGTAAAACAGATTGCTTCTTCTTTCGCAGCTTTAGATTTTGGTGTATCAACAGCGGGTTTTATTGATGGTGTAAACGATGTTATAAGTGACCCGGATAATGTGGTGAGGGTGCTAGGACAGTCCCCTATAATGAAGACCAGGTTTCGTAATATGATGATAGAATTTAGAGATCTCTTAAACGATGAGAAGTTTTTAATGGTTAAGAAGAACCGCAGTTTCACTGATATGATGATGTGGTTTGTTAAGACAGGAAACACTGCTGGGATTATGGTTGGGGGCTGGTCTGTGTTTAAGTCGGAGATGGCACGGACGAATGATGCGAACGCGGCGTATGCTAAGTTTGATGATTTTGTTATTAAATCTCAACAGGCAGCTAACTTAACTCAGGTAGGTGGGACACAGCAAGGGTACGGTCGCTTGCTTTTTAAGTTTGTTAGCGCGCCTTTGCAGTATGTACGTGTAACCACACAGGCGCTACACGAGGTTCAAACAGGGCGGATAAGTAGAGGTCGGTTCTTAAAGAAAATGTGGGTGTTTCATGTTTTGCTACCCGTGCTTTATGAAGCTATCACAAAAATGTTTAAGATGGATAAAGAAGAAATGGTCAGGTCTGCGATCGTTGGACCAACTAAAGGGATGCCTTTGTTAGGGTCTATCATAGAGGCCACGGTATTAGCCGCAGAGATACCTCTAGGTATTAAGGCTAAGAAGTCTTTCGCTGAGAATGTGCCCATATACTCTACCGTTGCATCTCTTCACGATGCGGTATCGAAGATGAATCGTAAAGTGGGGAGAGAGCCGGACATAAATGAAGTGTTGGAGGATTTGATGGATGTGTTCCAAGATGTAGCGACACCATTAGGAGTACCTAGAGTTTTCTGGGAGGTGGGGAAAGGGGCTAACGCTGTAGCAGCAGGAGATATGCCGCCAGAGGCTATGATCCCGATAATTACAGGTTATTCTAAGTGGACAGTGGACAATTTTATGAAAAAAGAAAGAAGCAGAGGGAGGAAATAATGAGAAGATTTTTAATGTTTTTATTATTATTGTGTGTGTTAATGGGGGTGTCGCCTTTTGCTGAGGCTACACTTTCTAACTCCAACAGTCGTACTACTCTAGCGGCGGACGGGGCTACTGACGATTTTGATTTTACGTTTAAAATATTAGACACTTCTCAAGTGGACGTGTATTTAGTAGAAGACGCTAACGAAGATAATGCTATATTACAGACACTTACTACAGATTATACAGTGACGCTCAGTTCTACCACTGAAGGAGGTACGGTTTCGTTTGTGACTACGCCTTCTACAACTTTTAATGTGACGATGATTAGGGATGTTCCTTATACCCAGCCTACCGACCTTCCTGTTAATGCGGGGTTTTCAGAGAGGACATTAGAGAACGCGTATGATAGAATAGTAATGCAGACACAGCAGTTGTACGATTTAGCCATTAAGACAGTTCGGCTTCCGACTACTTCTAGTTTAACAGCTATTGAGTTGCCTTCACCGGAAGACGGTAATGTTCTTGTTTGGGCAGGGACGGACGGAACGTTAGAGAATCAGATATATAGTACAACAGCTTTAGATGCTGCGGTTGCATCTGCTGAGGCGGCACAGGCGGCGGCGGAAACAGCGGAAACTAATGCGGAAACAGCGGAAACCAATGCTGAAACGGCGGAAACCAATGCTGAAACGGCAGAGACTAATGCTGAAGCCGCGCAGGTGGCTGCTGAAGCAGCAGTCGCTCTCATTAATGCGGAAATACACGATGCTGATGATGACACTAGTGTAACAACAGAACCTACTGCTGATGCAGACACTATTGTGTTTACTACAGCAGGCTCTGCTGAAATGACTATTACTTCTTCTGGAGTTTCTTTTTATTCTGGCGCAGTAGTAGATGAATTTTCTACTGATGGGACGTTCGCAGGTAATTCTAACACTGCGGTGCCGACAGAAGCTGCGGTAGTGACTTATGTAAATGGACTTATAACTACAGGTTCACAATCGTTTACTGAGGACGGCACATTCACCGTACCGGCAGGGATATATAATATCTGGGTAACTTTGGTCGGTGGTGGTGGGTCAGGTTCAGATGGTATCAATCCACAGGCGGGTGGCGGAGGAGCTGCATCACTTATTAAACAACCATATCTTGTAACGCCAGCAGAAGAACTGGCTGTTGTTATAGGTCAAGGTGGAGCAGGGTCGACGGGAAACGGTAATAATGGAACTGCTAGTACTTTCGGAACTGGAACTAGACAACTGGTTGCTGATTATGGAAATGGTGCTGTTGGAAACACTCCTGGGGCAGCAGGGACATTGTATCAACCAACTACGGAACAGGATGGTACTTATCCAGAGGATTCATCAACATACAGACCTCAACAATTCGGTATGAATGGGATTATTGGTGGAACTGGAAAAAGCACTCCCGATGGTATGCAAGGTGGTGGTGGTTCGACTGTTTTTGGAGTTGGTGGGGCAGAAACACAAAGTGATACTGGTAATGCTGGCGTAGGTTATGGTTCTGGTGGAAGTGGTTCTTTAAATGGAACTAGTGGGGCAGGGAAAAACGGTATAGCAATTATAGATTGGTAAACAATAAAAAAGGAGAAATAAAAATGTTACAAAAGTTAAACAACAAAGGTTTTTTCGCAGGATCAACGGTTTTGGCATTAATTGCAGTTGCAGGGGTACATTATTATGTAACAACCGGCAAAAATATTTTTAAAGCAAAAGAGAAAACAGTTGACACCGTTGAAAATCCGGCAACACCACAAGTGCCTTATAGTGTAAACAATTTTAAATAAACCGATAGGAGGGTGATATGTTCAGAAAAATCTTAATATTATTACTGCTAGTGGGGTTGGGTGTATCACCCTCTTACGCGGGAAAGTTAGACACCAAGGAGATACAGCTAAAAATATCTGACGCTGATCTTATAGATTACGCACTTACTAGTGGTGTAGCAGTCACTACGGATTCGGTTTATGTTCCGGACAATGCTGGAGGGACGGCTCTGTTAGTAGATAACGCAGGCGATGTTGATATATCTATCGAGTATTCTATAGATGATACTAATTTCTATACCGCGTATGTAGCTTCTGGAGGTACAGTAAATTTAGACGGTACTTTAGATGTTGACGGTGATGTTGTCACCGCCTTGGGGACGGTTTCCAGGTATATCATATTACCGGACAGGCCTTCTAAATATGTACGTTTTGTTTTAGATCCTGACGCTAGTGGTACAATTTCAGCGTCTTATATTTATTTAAGAGACCGATAGTAAACAAAGGATTAAGAGGAGGAAGCCATGATTGAAGTAAAGAAAGTGTTAGATGTGTTGAATGAAGCTGTGAAATACGTACATGAACTCCAGATAATAGTACAGGAGAAGAAGGTTAACGCTGAGGAAGCGCAGAGGAAAGCATCTGAAGAGATGCAAAAAGCTAAGGCTTTAGAGTTAGAAGTGAAAAAGAAGAAGAACCTTATTCTTGCAACGGAAAAACTGTTGGAAAGAGAAAAGGATCTTGAACAGAAAACCGCGTTTTTAGCTCAGGAAAGAAAAAATTTTGATGCCCAGTGTGCAGACAGGACTATCAAACTTAATAACGCGGAAGAGGAGTTGGTTATTAAACTGAGTAATTTGAAAGAGAAAGAAGAGAAATTAGAGAAAGAAAAAGCCGAATATAAGAAAAACATCCTGAAGGCTTTAGATAGATAATAGGGGGTTTATATGTTTTTAAGTCATGGTTTTTTTCGAGATATACCTAACAAGATCCAGCAGTTCGATTATGGAGCTCGGGTAGACGGACAACCTGAGTATGTTGGTCATGCCGCTTATGGGTCAGCGGATACAGACGAGGTATGGACTGTTTTCAAATTTACATATGATGTATCTAATAATATAACAAAGATAGAATCTTTGGGGGATAGAAAAAAATGGTCTTTAAGAGCCGCTATATTTGTTTAGTTTTTGTTTTATTATTTGCGACGTCCGCTTTCGCTACAAACTACCAGATGAAGTTCAATCCTCAAACAGGGAGAGGTGATTGGGTTGTGGCGGATTCAAGTTTAGGGGGAGGTTTGGGTGCACCTACTAATGTGGATTATTTAGTAGTAACACCCAGTTCTTCTTTATCTAACGAAGTGGTAGTCGGCTCTTCTACCGTTTCATTTGGTGGGCTGCAAACCAGTACCCTTTTAGCGACGGGTTCAGTAACAATAGACAGTAATTCAGGAAGGCTATATCTAGGTGCTAACCAAGAAGCCTCGATTTATTATGACGGCACAAATCTCGAAATAAACCATGCTAATGTAGCTTTTCCTAACATTCCTAATTGCGATACGATAGATACCGACGCATTTGGTGTTGTGTCTTGCGGTACAGATGACGGTGCTGGCGTGACAGCATGGGATGATGTTGAAGATCCAGACGCTGATACAACTATCGCATTGGGTGGGTATGAAACTGTCTTTACATCCTCATTGGATGAAGCCAATCATACTGTATTAAAGATAGATAATACAGTTGCCGATTTGACGAATGATATTGGGCTTCTTAATCTTGAATTGGGCGATACTGATAACGGTCATTTTATAGGGGCTTATAATAACAATGGTGATTTAGTATGGTTGTTGGGCCCTAATGGGAAGATGACGATTGGGGCTGGGGCTACGGATTACATTCTTCCTGTTGCACGAGGTGCGGCAGGTCAGGTTTTACAGGATAATGGGGGAGGTGCTGTTACCTTTGTTTCCTTAGATTCGGACGATTTATCAGATGTGGCATCAATAGCAATGTTGAATGAGAATGAAACAGTTACAGGCACATGGTATTTTGATGTTGGGCACTATATATTAAGGTCAGATGATGCATGGGGTGGTTATCTTAACTTTCAGAGGAATAGAGATGGTGACCCGACTTCTAATGTTGCTGACAATGATCAACTAGGCAATATTTATTTTAATGGTTATCATACATCAGCTCCATATACTGGGGCTACGATTAGAGCATTGGTTGATGGAACTCCAGGAGAGTCTGATATGCCGTCAAGGATAGAGTTTCTGACCTCTGTGGATGGAAGCGATACTCCAGTATTAAGAGGATCAGTGGATAGTGCGGGGGATTGGAAGTTTGGCGATGGGGTGTGGACAAACTATCTTCAAATTAGTTCTGGAGGGGTGTTGACTTTAAACGGAACTGCGGCAATATCGGCGGGGGTATCAGGCAACGCAGGAACAGCCACATCCTTAGAAACAGCCAGAACGATCGCAGGAGTAAGTTTTAACGGTACTGCTAATATAGCAATTGCCTCAACAGGGTTAAGCGATACAGCAGACTTGCTATACGAAGCTGAGTTAGACGCATTTAATGAATTGCAGTCGCAGATAGCAGATAAGACTTTAGTCAATGAAGAAGACGCGGTCGCGTTTGATGTTAGTTTATCAGTGCCAGTATTGACAGTAAGTACGAGTTTTATGGCAGGAGATAACGATAAGATATACCTCGGCGACAATCAAGAGGTGAGTATATATTTTGATAATACCGAAGATGAGTTATATATGACATCTGATAGCCGGTCATTTAATTTTTATACAGGTGCAGGCGACCCGACGCTTGGTTTTGGAAATGATGCGAGTATATATTGGAACGGTACAGATTTATGGGCTATCACCAATTCAACGGCTACAAACTTAACTAATAATTAAGGAGACCAAATGAAAAAAATACTATTAACTCTTACCTTTTTGATGATGGCGGTAACGTGTTATGCAGAGGACACTATAAATGTTCAGGTTAGATTTGTTAAAGGTATATTTGCTTGTCCTGGCGGTGATGAAATTGTTGATTGGAGTACAAAGGGCGGTAATGAATATGAGCATATCTGTAAAGATGGTACTTGGCTTAATTCTTTTAAGCGGTATGAAGGTAGTATAAATTATTCAAAGGAAGAATACGAAAAAGTCAAAACGGAAGATATCACAAAAGAAAAGCAAAAAAGAGTTGATGACTGGCTTTATCAAGTCAAGAATCCGCCTCCTTATATTGAGCCTACCGAGGCAGACTATAAACAGATGATAGACGAGAAACTGGCAGAGATAAACAGTTACGCTGAGAAGATAACCGATAAGATTATTTTAGAAAGCATTAAGACTGATTTTGAAAGTAAGGTAGTTGAGATAGACAGTAAGGTAGTTACAGAAGAAACCATTAAAGAGGTCGTTAAGTGAAGAAATTCCTACTAACAATATTGTTCTGTTTGATAGCCACTAGTGGGCGGTGTGCCGATAGATACTGGGTCGGTGGTGGTGCTTCTGCTAACTGGAACGCAACAGGTAATACCAATTGGGGTACTGCGTCGGGTACTCAGGATAATGCAAGCGTACCAGGAGTTGACGATAATGTTATTTTCGATAACCACGCTAATGGTAATACTCCTTGTACGTTAACAGCCTCGACGACGATTAATAGCCTTGTTATGACAGGGTGGGTGAATACGCTAACACATAATGCTAGTGTAATACTTACTATTGATGGTCAGAACGGTGGTGGTGATAGTTTAATTCTTGCCTCGGGAATGACGTATACAACGACACCAGCAACATCAAGAATAACATTTACTGGGGTAGGGACAAGCGATATAACCACAGCTGGAATAGTTGTACCTAACATTACTTTTAATAACGCAGGTGATACTTTTCAACTTCTCGACGGACTTAACAGTAACGGAACGTCAACAACAACTTTATATTTACAAGCAGGAACATTTACAGCAGGAACACAGACAGTAACCTTATCTGGAACTACTCCGACGATAAACGGTGCCTTTACCTTTTACAATTTGACAAGAACAGGAACAGCAGTTAAAACAGATACTTTATTGCTTGCCTCAAATATTGTAGTAACAAACGCTTTTGACATAGACGGCAACTCATCAATCAATCGTGTCTTAGTAACCTCCAACACCCTCGGCACAGCCCGAACAATCACCCTCACAGGAGCTACTGTATCAGGTTCTTCAAACGTAGATTTTAAAGATATAACTTTTGTTGGGTCTCCTGATTTTTCAGGCATTACAGGAGGTAGCGGTGATTGCGGTGGGAATACAGGTGGTACGTTAACGACGGCTGATGATTGGTATTGGTATAATTCAGGTGCCGTTAATCCTGGAAACTTTTCGAATTATGCTAATTGGTATACTGCTACTGCTGGGGGTGGTAGCCAAATGGCGCCAACAAGAATTGTACTTCCTCAAGATAATGCTTACTTTGATAGTTCCAGTGTTAACGGAACAGTGAGAATTGACCAAGATATGCCGAGAGTATGTGCGACGCTTGACTTTACCGGGGTTGACGCTATGACATTTGATGTTAATAATTTAAATCAAATCATATATGGGAGCATAGTTCTTTCGACAAATGTTTCGCTATCTGTGTCTGCAATATATTTCGACTTTGAAGGTAGAGGTAGTCATACAATAAATTCAAGTAGTAAAACTTTTGGATATTTACGGAATAATAATTACTCAGGAACTTATACTTTATTAGATAATCTTGCTTTTTCTTTCTGTCCTAGCATTAATGGAATTGGAGGTTCAGTTTTTGATGCTGATACATATAATGTTACAGCTAGCGTGGCTATATATTGTAGTTCAACAGGCGTGATCAATATGGGAAGTGGTACCTGGACAATTTCTGGGAACGCTTCTAGCAGTTCATGGATAGCAGGAGGGACTATAAATGCAGAAACCTCTACAATAGTTTTTGGTGGTACAGCTTCGAGATTTATAGGAGGAAGCAAAACTTATAATAATTTTACAATAAATTCAAGTGCGACAGTAGTAATTCTGGGATACAGTGCTTCAAACGATACCTTCAACACCTTAACAATAAACGCACCCAAAACCGTAAATTTTACCGACGGTACAGACCAGACAGTTTCATCTTTAGTTGCTATCGGAACAGACGGTAATTTAATAACCTTAACCGGAACATCAACAGCAGGGTGGAGAATATCAGACACAACAGGAACTAATGCAGTTGAATATTGCGATATATCTTATAGTACAGCAGAAGGTGGGGCAACGTGGAATGCGTATACTACTAACGGGAATGTGGATAGTGGGAATAACAGCGGATGGGTGTTTACTGACCCGGGAAGTGGTGAGCCACAACAAGCAATCTTCAAATTATTCGGCAACATTAAACCCAGCAACGTAAGTTTTGGAGCTAAATAATGTCAGACGACCAAATAAACACTCTTGAAAAAGCAATGATAAGGTTAGAAACCGAGTGGAAATCTCACGGAGAATCGTCTTTGACTTTTCGTAAAGATATCAAAGAATGTTTAGCGATCATCCAGAGTGATATTAAGTCTATGTCTGAAGGGGTGCATGTCCGCAAAGAGGAGTGTTTTGATAGGTCGAGAAAGTATACATCTTTTGTTGTCGGGTTATGGTTAGGTATACCGGTTACAGTAACGTCAATCTTAGTGAGTTTATCTTGGATATATAATATTATTAGACCATAGGGGGTGAGAATGTTTGAACAGGGAACACCAGAACATGAGTTAGGCAACTTACTTGCTCCTGAGATAGTCAGGCTCAAGATAGGGTTAAAAGAATGTGCTAAGAAAGATTGTGAGAATTTTGGGTTAATCGAATGTCCGACTAAAAGAATTTTAGAGGCTTTTGATAAATATGTCCAAACATTGCAAAAAGTGTAAATTAAAAGGCACGCCATATTGTGAGTGTTTGTGTCCAACGGGAAAGGAATAGTATGAAAAATATTATGTTAATATTAGTGGTGCTGTTATTGAATGGCTGTTCTTTTCTCTACGACAGCCGAGGAGAGAATCAACTTACCGTCGGAAAAGGCGAGTATCAGTTAATCAAGGCAGAAGATGCTAAAATAAAGACAGGCAGGTACATATCAATAAGGGTGTTTAAATGAACAAATTAGTTAGTGCTAGATTCTGGATAAGTTTATTGGTTACGATAGCGTTCTGCTATTTATCAGTTAAAGGGTCGATTGATTCAGAGGCGTTTATGGTTGTGTTTATTATTATAGTTAAAGAGTATTTCGATCGGAAGGATAGAGGGAATGACAAGAGTTAGGATATCTTTTTACATTTATCTTAAAGACATAGTCAATTTTCTTATTGCAGGCTGGACATTTCCTTGGAATATTGGCACTCCACCAGCTTCGCACGTTGAGATTGGTTTCTTTGTCGACGGATATCTAAAAGATAAAAAGCTAATCCTTAACCCTGACCAAGACAAAAACCCTCGATGGTGG